TAACTACAGTACCATCAACATCCACAAAATATTTATAAGACGAAGGGTAAGTCAGAGTCTCGACACTATCATCGGGATAAGTCTTTACTCTTGTCGCACCAGGAGTAGTGTTCCTATGAACACGAACTCGATGACCCTGACTACACCTTCTTACTATCATAACATCACCCACCATGCACAAGCAGTAGCAATGAATATATCAAGGAATGAATCTTCAGCCCATGCTCTCACAGAGCCATAGGGCTTCCAATTTTCCACATAATATTCAATGATTTCCCATAGGATTGCCATAGCAAACACTAATCCAATATTCTGTAAGCCTGCAAATCCAAACCAGTAGAATACCTTTGTTAAGAATAGTCCACCTAAGAGATGCCAGAAACTCCAGACATTTAACTTAGAATTAACCCATGAGAAGTACTTGCTTATTTTCATGCTTCTGCTTCAACCTCTTCTGCTTCTTCTTCAGGTTCAAGAGATGAACGTAGCATATTAATGAACGCTTCTTTACCAACGGATAACTGGTCAGCCATAAACTGATTAGTATTCTGTTTGTTCTGCAAATCATTAATGTGATTTACCATCATCTTCTGCTCGTCAGTCATGTCCTCAATAACATACTCTTTGTCATCTAAGTTCAAAACTGGCTTATCTTTTTTTGTTTTAGCCATTATTGACTCCTTGTTTGTTAGTTAATTATTCTGCTTGTTTAGCCGCCCATGCCGCTTTCACTTCATCTGTCCATAGTGCAGATGCCATACCTTTCACTTCATCAGATTCACCGCTTACATCTGCATCTGGCATAAATGAAGTCCGATGATATGAGAATGATATTTCTGCACCATCTTCTACAATCGCAGTTCTTGTTCGTTGTTGAATTGTTTTAAACTCACCACGAACTTCGTAGTCGTATGTTACTTTTTTTTCTAAAGCCATTTTTTACTCCTTGTTGTTATTTGTTCCACTTAATTATCCAATTAAGAATTAAACCCAGTATGTCATTGTAAATCCACCATAAGTACCTGAACCCACAGCATCAACTTCTACACCAGCATAAGTAGTAGCTGACTGTGTGGCTAAAAATACCGAAGCAGTACCCGTTTCTACTCTGGTAAAATGTGCTATTGCTGAAAAACTCGTATTCCCATAAATACTAAATACAGAGCCAACAGCATATTTTGGGTCTCCAGCAGTAAACGGCAATCCTGTAATATTTGTAGACGCATTTTCAAAAGAACCAGCGGTTGTGATATCTCTAAAAGACCATTGAACAGTAACTTGATTTCCAATTTTAGTATATGTTGCATTTTCATTACCACCTGAACGAGTAATAGTAGTTGAACCACTTACTAATACTGGTGTCCAAGTACCTTCTTCATAATCGTCAAGAATATTTGCCCCACCACTTGCAGATTGAGTTGGTGGGAAACTCACACCATTAGCTGATACTACACTACAATGAACAGTAGCACCTTTATCATAACCCATATAAATATCATCTACGTCTGCATTACCAAGCACTACTGAATTATCATAATCAGCTACTACACCATAGCCTATTGCCGTTCTATTTGTTGCAGCAACATCATCTACGTCTGTATCACAACCTACTAATGTATTATTATTTCCATTGTCAATTACTGTACCAGATTGATAGCCGATGAGAACATTATTATCCTCATCTCCATCCATATTTAGACCAGCTTGATAACCGAGTAAGGTATTGTGTTCTCCAGTTGTCACCTCTTGACCTACCTGATACCCCACAGCAGTATTCCCAGCACCAGATGTGAGGGCGGCAAGGGCAGATTTTCCGATGGCGACCGTGCCGTCAGCCGCATCTGTCATTACAGAACCTCCAGCAGAGTATCCTATAATTACTGTATTATCTACATCAACAGTCGCATCACCAGCATCAGCCCCAATAACAACATTCTGGTCACCAGTTTTAATACTTTCTAAAGCATCCTTGCCTATGGCAACATTTAAATTACAAGAACTACCGCCAGTAGTTCCTACCATTGCATTAAAACCTAATGCAGTATTGTGAGTACCATCATCTAAATTCTTACCAGAATAAGAACCTACATAAGTGCATCCAGCAACACCAAAACCAGTATCGTTAATATCTTCGCCAGCTTGATAGCCTATAAGAGTACAATCATTTGAGGTAACTAATTCAAGTCCAGCATTATACCCCACTGCGACGTTTCTTGCACCCGTTGTGAGGGCTGTGAGGGAATTTGAGCCGATTGCAACAGTGCCTGTTTGAGCGTTTGCGGCTGTAGAATTCATAGCTAAATAGCCAATAGCAACACATTCTGCCATAGCCGCCGCTCCACCAATACCAGCACTTGTACCAATAATTACATTGTTATCTGCTGTTGAACTATCTATCTCACTACCTGCGGCGTAACCAATAGCAACATTACCACCTTCTCCTGCATCACAAGAATTTAAAGCGTAAGCACCAACCGCAACATTATCACCTGAATTTGTTAATTCATCAAGAGCTAAATAACCAATAGCTACATTATTACTACCAGTTGTGACAGCATACAAGGAACGATAACCCACTGATACATTATTTGAGTGAGCGTTATCTGTAACGCCTTTTGCAGACTCATATCCAATCGCTGTATTATAATCTCCAGTATGATTTCCAGTTAAAGCACCATAACCTAAAGCAGTAGTACCAATACCACTTGTGAGTTTTTCACCAGCATCACGACCTACAATAGTTGTGCCATTGGCATCATCATGGTTAATCGCTGTTCCAGCATTCATCCCTATTAAAACACAATTGGATTGTGATGTCATAGCGTCGCCAGCCGCCCTACCGATTGCGACGTTCTGAGAGCCAGACGTTATTGCCCAAAGAGCCTCACTTCCGACAGCAGTATTTGAATCTCCATCTGTGATACTATATAGTGCGGCATGTCCGAATGCGGCATTACGCTCTGCACCAGCAACAGCACCACCTTTAAAACATTGATGACCAAATAATGTATTATAATCTGAACCATTGTTACTTGAATTATTCCAACAATCAAAACCAAATATTGTGTTTTCGGTATTAGAACTATCATTATTCGATAGGCTGATTCGGGAATTGTTGTCTATAACAAATTGTTTAGATGATGAAGAACCAGCATAAAATTCAAACTTGTCACCACTATGTTGATATTTAATATACCCAATAGCCGTGCCTTCATCTTTAAAACCTATTATCGCTGTTCTATTAGATGCTCCAGTATCAAATATGAGTTGTGGGTCACCACCACTTGCTGAATCAATTAATACAGTTGGGTCAGCAACCGAACCTCCTCCAACATCAAGTAATGCCGCTGGAGCCGTAGTTCCAATTCCGACATTGCCATTATGGTCAATTCTGAGTCTCTCTGAGACAGCTGAACCTACCATTGATTCGGGACTTGTACTAAAAACAAGAGCAGTTCCTTCTGCTGTATTATTTGCCCACGTTTGTGTTGCTTCTCCATGAATTTTTGCACCTAATCCCCAAGTGGAGCCATCTTCTGTACCCATAAAGACAATAGTACCCAATTTATTACCATCTACTATAGTACTATCATAAATACCAAGTCCAAGAGTTCCACCCTCAGTCGTGCTTTCCGCAGCAACGACCAATGTATTGTTAGGACTCGCAGTTCCAATTCCCACTTTGCCATCTGAACCTTGTACGAATAAAGCGTTAGCTTCACCACTCGCTTCTACTCTGAAATCAGAATCAATACCAGCTTCATTTATTACTACTGCACAAGCAGTTCCATTGGCAACGTCTTCACCCCCAATCGAAAATAATTCTTTGTCAGCCGCAGTTCCAGCAGTTCCACCAGCGTGGACATAAAATTGTATTTTACCACCCTCATCACCATTAGTAATATCTGTTGATGATGCTCGGATTAAACCATATCTTGTTTCATTGTTCCCACTATCATAACCATACCAGCCAATATCACCAAGTTCGTCATCATCTGCTTCTGAAGCTGAAATTTTTGAAAATTTAAGCATCCCTCCATGATTACCAGCATGAGTTGTCTTTATTTGAAGAATTGGCTCATTGTCATCGGTTGACTCTAAATGAAGCAATGTAGCGGGAGCCGCAGTTCCAATTCCGACATTGCCACCTTTTTTAACAGTTAAACCAACACCGCCATCACCATCGTCACCAATGACACTTAACCATGCTCTTGAATTAGATGACTCTAAAGTAAAACCAAGAATCCCAGCCTCATCAGATTCTGTTGATTTTCCAAAAGTTAAATACGTATAATTGCCATCACCTTGGCTTGGATTAAAAAATCTTGCCATAGTTCCATTAAGATTACCAGCCAAAGTCTGTACTACGTGCAATGCATTTCCTGTACCATCTTGCTGAATATAAAGTGCAGTTTGGTCATCAGAAGCACTATCATTAACAAACTTTACAAGAGGACTATTGGTTGCAGAAGCCGCTAAATCTCTACTAACATAAAGACCAATACCTGTAGCTTGGTCAGCAGTTTGAGTAATAGATACATTGCCTTCTAATACTTCTGAATATGCAAATCCACCTTCACCACTTACAGTTAAATCACCTGAGATGGTCAGGTCGCCAGTTATTGTTCCACCACCAGTTAAATGTGCCGCACTTACGAATTTCATAATTTACTCCTTAGAACATTGCCATTAAAGCAAAGGCAGTCTCAGCAGAATCAAACTGCCACTTTTTGATTGCCAATGGAAGAATTGCACCTTTTAAAAAAATATTTTTTGCCTGAGCGTTTGTCATTGTTGATGTAGAATCATCACCAAATGTTATGGTAAGGTCTCCACTACCACCGATTTCTGCAGCAACCACCACACCTCTTGGGACACCATTAGCCCCTGTTGCAAATGTACCAGAAGGTGTTGCATCTGCTGATGTAATATATTCTACAGTAAAACTGGCAGAAAGATTTTCTTGAACAGAATAATTATGTAGCTTGGGGGATTTATTTATATTTGCCATTTATTCACTCCTTGAGTCGAGTTTAAAGGTCTGGTAGACCGTGAACACTCTGTTAAATGATTAGGGGGGCTAAAAAGCCCCCCCTAACATACTTAAACAGCGATGTTTAAGTCAATCTTTATATGGGGCTATTACCTCCCCAGTTTTTGATTGTTAGTTTTTACAATGGTAAAATGTCAATTACTATCATCCCTGCGAATACAGCAGTAGCGACATGAACTTTCAAATCGTCGTCGCCAGCAGTGAATTCCCATTGTGCATCATCTATTTCGGTTGCTCTGATAACATCAGTATCACCAGCCATAGTTAATGTATTACCACCAAGTACAGACGTACTGCCATTATCAATATCTAATACCGCAGCAGTTCCTGCCGTTGATATAGCATATACATCTACTACTCTGAATGAAATGGGTGTCGAGATAGTCATAGCAGGGTCATTGACCGCAACATCAGCAACATCAAATATAATTTGATTGCCTTGAATTACAGCCGTTCCCGTGCCTGCACCAGCCTGAGTTAATGTCAGTTCTGTTGCACCACCTTGAGTTCTCCACCAATTGCTTGACTTTTGCTTTTTAAATGCCATTATCTATCTCCTATTAATCAAGAGTTCCCAAAATAAGGGAACTTTGGTTAACACAAGACAATGCAGCAGAATCGTGAGCAGCGGATTGGTTCTTGTAGAACGCATCACCACTTGATTCAAGAGCATCAGCTTCAGCAAAAAAGTCAGCACGGTTGTAACCGTTGATTACAGCACCACCAAGTTCGATAGTGTTCGCATGGTCATCCACTTCAGAAGTGAAGTGAAGGTCTTCAGCGACAGCTTTACCAACTGCATTCTTACCGAATACAACTGCATTACGAACTCTTGTAGTTCCAGAAGCCAATGTTACGGCAGAGTCATCAAACCGTTTTGCAACAGTAGAGCCAAAAAAGTAACCAGCTTCATCCCATTCACGGATTCCGACAATATCTTCATAGATAGCGAAACCAGCATAGTATCCAGCCATTCCTGTGAGTTGAGGCATTTTAGAACCGCCTGAACCCATATAGCCAAATCGCTGTGCCTGTTCGTAGTCAGAATCAGTTTGCAGTGAAGCAAGCTGTGCCGGATGCATAACAATGCACCAGAATCTGTTACCATCAGCAGTTTCCATCTGAGGAATTTTAAGAGACATACATTTAACACGCAGTTCCCGTAAAATATCAGCAGACATAGCCGTATCACAAGTAGCATCTCTGGAAGCAGTATTACCAAGCGCACCATCAAGGTTTGCATTGGTCTTCGTGTATTTTTCCGTACCGACAGCCGTTAATACAGCACCGTCGTTAATGTACCAGTTTGGGTGGTATCTGCGAGCAAGACCTAAACCATCGGATGCTGTACCAGCGGAAAGATTAGGCGATACACCTTCATAGAAGGTTTGAAATACCGCTTGATTTTCCCATTTGGTAAACCATCGTGCAAGTTGTGGTCTCGCTTCGTCCATCAGTTTAAAGACTTTTTGGCGTTGTTCGCTCATAGAACCAGACTTTTTCATAACCGCTTTACGAGACTGATTACAGTACGCACGCAGCCACTTCATAGCTTGGTCTTCACCTGTGCCTTTCAGAACTGTATCACCATATACTGGTGAGCCAGATAAATCAGAAAGGAAAGGAATGAGCATATTGTCCCGACCCTGAGCGACATAGTCGTTCAGAACTTCAATGGGATTCCCAGAAGGAGAATAAACGGGGTTGCCGTTATCGTCCTGTGAGATGTCCACATTTCCAGAGAACTTAGCCCAGAAAGTATTAAACCAGCTTTCTTTTCGTAGCAGAGAGTTTAGAATTTCAACATTTGCAATCCAAGTTTGTGAGGATTCCATTTGTTAATCTCCTGTGTTTTAAGTTAACTATTTAACTGTCCATAGAGCTTCTGAAGTTCATCCACTGAAAGATTGTCGAGAGTGCTTCGGAGTTCTTTCCTATTCATGTCAGCGACACGAATAAGTTTAGCGTTCTTGCCTGTACCACGAACATCGACCTTTTCAATCTGCTTGGCTGAAGCATTTTGAATGTCTTGTCTGGCTTTACGCTCTCCTGACATCTGGTAGTTCTTTGCTACCTTCTCTACCCCAAATTCATCAATCATGGCTTTGTGGTAGGCTCTCTCGGTTAACAGCCCATTTTCAGTGTATCCCTTCGCTCGCTCACTGACAGCAGTAAACTCATCATCAGATACCTCAATTCCATCGTCGTTAAAGCGTTGTTTCATTGTAGAAACAAATGCTTCATTATCACGACCATTCAGCCGTGATTCGAGATGTTCCTGCGTCCGTTTATTAATCAGGTCGTTTTCCATTTCTCTTATAAGTGAACGCTGTTCGGAAACAGCATCTGCATCATAAGGGTCAACTTCATCCAATTTAGCCTTTTCCGTAGAAAGGGCTTCCTGAACATCGTTAGCAGAGAGTCGTTCCAAAAGTTCAGCTTCAGACAAATCTTCGTCTTTAGCTGTTAACTTTCGAAGTTCACCAATTTCGCTGGACTGGTCGCCAATCATCTTTTGTGCATTGACTACCATATCAACAAGGTCATCCTTCGATTTGTCATGGAACGGTGATGGTTTATTCCCATCGGTGGTGTATTCATCCGATTGTGTTAATTCTTGACTCGATTCTCCCTTTTCAGGGTCTGCATCATTCACAACATCATCTGATTCGCTGTTGATATACAGCTCACCGTCTTTTTCAATAAGTTTTACAGAAGGCTCGGTTGCTTCCTGTTCATTTGTCTTCGGTTCAAATTTATCTTCAAGTTGCTGAAGCTCTTGTGTAAGAGCAGGGTCTACCTGCACTTCGCTATTTTGGTTTTCTGCCATTTGTCTTTCCTTTATTGATTATATTACTTCTCTTTGCTCTGTATACATTTCTCAAAGCATCTTGCCTTGTGTATGTAATTTTTTCATTATAATCATTTTCAACAACTTTTTCAGGTCGAATAATAGGTATATCTATAATATCATTGAAAGGCATTATTTATTCTTTTTCCTTTTACCCCAACTCAGTGGGTTAATGTTGAATTCTTTCTCATAAAAATTCACTTTTTCTTCTAACTGTTCTCTTTGTAAAGTCTCTTCCACGATGTGCTTACCAAGTAAGTCCCCAATTTTAATATCAGCCGTGACCATCGCTTCCTCAAGGTTTCCAAGTCGAGACTCAATACGCCAATACCCATAAACAAGCATCCCGACCAGAACAAGTAACTGCCCCAACCATTTGAGATTAATGCTAACAACAGCATTATCATCAACCACAGCCCCCCTATAACTTCTTGCTGTTTTGGGTTTTTCACTCACTTCTCATTTGGTCTTTTTCTTTTTTTTATAAACCTTTGCATAGGTTGTTGTTTTTGCCGAATTACCTCTTCTAACACCTTTTTTTATTGTTTTTCCTTTTCCTTTTATTGGATGAGATACGGTATTATGAGAAATAGCCATATCATAACGTACTCTTTTTTGTTCTTCTGTTGAAGATGTATCAGATTTTTGAGTTTTTCTTTTATATTTCCCAGCCATTATTCAGCTCCTTGTCTTGCTTTGTCCTGCCCAATTTTCTGAGCATCTAATCTTAATTTTTCTTCATCTGTCACCATACCACGTTCTGTTTTCATATTGTCAAGAGTCTGTTTAGTTGTATCCAGCTCTGACTGACGTTGTGCAGCTTCGGACTGCATCTGCATGGTCTGGTCGATGTATTCGACAAATTTTTCTGAACCAGTGATTGGTGCGCTTTCTACGAGTGTTCTAATATCAACAAGTTGCGGATTGATTGAACCAATAAGATTTGCCATTGCAACCATACGGTTGAAATTATCTTCTTTCTGGGTGATATTGCTTTCACCTTCATCTAATTCGACATACAGCGACGGGTTCCTTACGTCGTTAAACACTTGCGCCCCTACGCTTAGATTCATAATTGTTTCGTTAAACTTGCCTTCTTCTTTCACTCGGATAACTCTATCCATCTCAGAATAAACGTAATTAAAATTATCCACAAAATCTTTTGCTAAAACTTTTCTTAAGCGACTTAAATTTTTAAAGTACGGGTTAATTGCAGCAGCAGCTCTCTGAACTTTCTGTTCGAACAGAACTCCAGACTCTCCACTACGGGCTGTTTCTCCTTTCATGGCTTCAGATACCAGTGATACCCTTTGTGCGAATGCCACACTGTTTTCCGCATTCAGCATAATGTCTGGCGGCAAAGATGAAGGAGAAAGTCTTTGAGGTACAATGGAAGGGTTGTTCAACTCATAAACCATGTTTGGTTGATTGCCTTTCTCCTTCAAAGCCTTAATTGTTTCTTTTTCACGCTTATCAATAAACATACCACCAGAAAGTATCTGCGTTACATAGTCCCTGACTTGAGATTTCGCTTTATTAACATCGTCTTGAATATCAAGAAGGTGGTCAACCAGTGATGTTTGTTCATTTATCTGGACGTTGTAACTATAACTCCAGACGGGAAAACAATCAAAATTAGACGTTGGCTGTTCCATATCTTCGTCTTTGACAATTAAATTTTTGAAATAAGGGATAATGGTCGTTGTATGAATCTGGTCTTTATTAAATTCCCTGACAACCATTAAACTTGGGTTATCCTTTTCAAGTTTTTTAAACTCTTTTCGTGGTATTACCATGTAATCGTTACCATCGAAAACATTTACCATTTTAATCACGACACGCTCCTGCATCTCAAGGACTCTGTAGCGGTCATTTATTTTGTCATAATTCTCAAGATTCGAAGAATAGGTCTTATCTGTCATTCTGCGGACTGTTTCAGATAGTGACTGATACCACGCTTTTGACCTTTCAACTTTCATGTTATACGGGTCAATGCTGTATTGTTCACTGATAACGTCTAAAGACTCCCAGCCTTCCTTAACCAGCCAGCGGCAGTGTGTTAAATCATAATCATTTGCTCTTGTCTCCGGGTCTACATAGACACGAAAATTATTCAGTACATCGTATTTAAAATCCAGATAGCCTTCTTCATTTATTTCCCAACTCCGTTGAATCCAGCCTCCCAGCTTTGTGGATAATGCATCTATAAATGCGATTTGCAGTTTATCTTCAAGGTCTTGTTCGTCGATAATTGCATTCCATCTGCCTTGCAGAATATCTGTAACTCCTACAGATTCCACTGTTGTCGGTTTAAATTTTGCTGTTTTGCGGTTTAATTGTTCATTACCGACGAGTGTGCTGATTATCGGTGTGATTATATTGTATTTAAGTAATGGTTTTTTATACTTGGTAGCGTTAGTTCTTTCGTCAGAAGTGTAAGAATCTCCATTAACGTACCTGACAGCCCTTTCAGAGTCTTTTCTTGCTACTTCGAATGAATCTCTGCTGTACTTCCAGCACTTTAAAACCTTGTCGGCTTGTTTGGATAGTACCCCTGCTGCATATTGCGAACCAGATGGTGAGTCGTTGTTGTATGCGTCTTTAGCCATTATGCTGTTTTCCAGTTAGTGCTGCCATCAGAATCAGACTTTCCTATTCGATAACGCCACCCTTTTTTTCTTTTTTCATATATAGCAAGGCTTGGCAGAACTTTCAAACTACCATACCTGAGAGCATCGTAGTGATGGTCATCCGCTTTGGTATCAATGTCTTCGGGGTCATTTTCTGCCGATGGTAAGTTAGGAAATGTTTCAATACATTGTAAACAATTTTCTGTAAACCGAATACGGGGAACCCCTTCGTCTGGTGTTTCCAGCCCTTCATAGACGATTTTAGCTCCAGATTTACGGTCATTATTGCCCTTGGATAAAAAGATTCCATCGTCACCATAGAAGTCTGCAGGTGAGTATAACATACCTTCTTTTTCAGAATGTTTCGTCCAATATGCGGGGTCTGCAATATCATCATCGAAATCATTTGGTTTTAATTTATAAGTTTCCCAAGTGTACTCATTGACCTTTTTTACCTGCTTGGATGCGGATAGCCCAGTCTCGGTTATTTCATCAAATATTATCATATTGTCGTCACGGTCAACCGCAGCAAACAAGCAGACAAATGGAGCCTTTGTGCCATAATCGTAAAATCTGTAAAGGGTGTGTGTATTCTTCTTGAAATGAACACCATATTGGAAATATGCTTTCGGTATAACATGATGCATGGGATTCCAGTTATCAAAATAAGTTCCAGCGAAAACATCCCACCGTCCTTCCAGCCACATGGCTCTCAATACAGGATTCAAATTTTTCAATTTTCTGACGTAATTGGGGTCATTATCCAGAAGAGTCGGATTATCAAATACTGTCGCTGGTATAAAGTGATAACTAATCCCTTCTTCGTCAATAAATGGCTTACCCGTTTTTTGATTCTGATAATAAACATCGAACTGTTCGTTATATTTCGGTTTCCCTATGGCAACAGGCGGGCAGCGGTCAATAAACTTGCGTTTTAACCATATGTGACCAATATTGCCGGGATTGGATGTTAAGCATATCTGCGGCTGCAGTAGCTGATTGTCGGTACGAGCCGACGTTGACAGCTCTTCTATCCAATCTTCTGGAAATTGATTCGCTTCATCAACCCCAATGAAATTATAGTTACCACCAATGTAGTTATCCAAAGCCCTTCTGTCTTGGCAATGAACCAGATAAATCTTTGCCCCACTGGGGAACACATAGCATTTATTTCTTTCCTGCCAGTTCGCCCCGTACAGCTTATACAACTTATCACATTCCGGCTTTAAGTTCCTTTCCAACTGGGGAAATGTCCTTCTCATCAAAATCCCAATGTAATCAGCAAAATCAATCGATACAGCATCTACAACCGTTTTAACAGATTTACCTTCTGCTTTTAAAACTTCTACCTGTTCTGGCTCTATCCTGCGCCTTAAACGCTCATAATGGTATGCCCTCGGTACTAACGCTGCCTTCCATGCCAGCATCAGTGATTTACCACCACCCCTCGCTCCACCGTAGAATATCCAGTTCGAAGTAGATTTTAAAAACTCTGTCTGCTTACCCCTGTGTGGTCTGAATTTGTATTTAGAAATCACGTTCCCTCTGCTTATCCGATTCCTGTACGAATGCCCTGCTCGAACCCTTTATGGAACTATTGTTGTTCTGCTCTGCCTGCTCCCAAGAACGAACAGCAGCTTCCCAATCCTTCATCTTGTTCTTGCCTACCATCCAACCCTTAGATTCATAAAAAGATATGAATCTCTTAGCATTAACCGAATTACTTCTTTCTTTGCAATATTTAACGACTTCATTTTCATTTGGAATTTTAAACACCTTTCTTTTTATTTGTTTAATCTTAGTATTAAAGACTTTATCTTTATCTTTGTCTTTGTCTTTAGACCCTTCCATTTCTTTGGATGACCCTTGCATGACCCTTACATGACCCTTGGTAGGGTCATCGATGGGTCTAAACAAATAACTATACTTTTCTATGCGTTCATAGACGGACTTATGCACTCTATTACTTAAATTCAATTCATCAGGATGTGACACTTTATACTGAAATTGTATAAACTTCGGTATAAACCATTTACCATTTTCCAAATATTCAATCCTGCTTGAAAATGTTTCCATTAACTCCGTCTCATCCAATTCTTCACCTACAAATATACTCATTATGTCTATATCTGGGTCAAAAAATCCAGCATGGTCACACTGACTAATCAAATACCACCATGAACTCTTATACTTCGGGGATAAACTACGAAACCACTTCTTCTTCCATATATCTGTATCAAAGTATCTCTTTGCCATCTTTGTACCTCTCTCTTTCTCTGTATGTGTTACTATCTGACTTAATACGCTCAATCAACTCCTGCCTTGTAGCTGCTTCCGCTATCGTAATATAACGACCAGACTTAGTCCTCTTCTTGGCGTAAAACTTTGGCTCTCTCTTCTTTTCCATTACTGTTTAACCATACCATTACATCTTCTAATTTATACCTGATTAACTTACCGCCACCATTCGTGTTATTAATAGCTGTCGGTATCGGATTCTCCTGATTACGCCACTTATATATACACTGACGGGATACACCAAGAAATTCACATAACTCACTCGTCTTTAATAATTTTACCATTACTAACCTTCTTTTATGTCCTTATGAGCAAAACCTGCTCCCAAGGGACTGTCCAATTTATCCATACTTTTTCGTAACTCTAAATCCCAATCTGGCTCTGGTGGGTCTAAATCCTCACCACAGTCTAAACAAATTAATGACTCCGAAGCATTGTTCTCAACCTCCTCTGGCTGGTACTCCGTGTTAAGATGCTCGCAAAAACTGCCATCATTACTTAGTAAATTAATGTATAACGGATTCATCTCACCCATGTGAGAACCAGCTATGTTAAACTCAAAATACTCCTCTGCTTCCTCAAAACTCATATCCTTCCCTAACTTTTCCAACATCTTCATCCTGTCATATACCAACCGACCATCACCATCTACACCAACTATACAATCATCGTAACCATCTACCTTTAATGCCGTTTCATTACCGAATACCTCAACTATCTCTTTAATATTTAATGTCATCTAATCATCTACCCCCTTATTATGCCAAAAGGCTCCCGTCTCATTACGGAGTCGCCTTCTCTTTAAATCTCGCTCATCCTTTGCTATTAAGGCTGCTCCACATACTAAAAATGCGAAGACAAAACCCATAACGAAACCAATAGCGAACTTTATCATGCTCTATCTTACACATTATCTGTAATCTTTGTCAACCTGTTTATTTTACCTGAAATATAACAATGGGGACTATATAGATGACGAGCCGCCCCGCCCCGTGGACTGGGTGGTCACCGACGACACATTTATTTATTTATGCACGGGTGTCACCGACTGTGAATCACCCTGATTCCATGCCATGATGACCGAGAGTGACCATATAATAGGGTATCCAACCTTCTCTCGACGAGAAACACCATAACATATTAGGTAAATTGTTATACAAATCACCTCCCGTGACCCTGTATTCGCTCTCCATTCTTTAGATGGTGGACGAGCCATAGGGATATACACTTATAATCCCCTCTCCTCCTTGGTATCAGATACGGATTGGAATTTCTTCTCTCTATGTATGTAAATGATATAGATATTGGTACAAACCATACAAATATTGTTAAAATCCTTGTCGTGAAGCCCATTAATATATCATTATATGTAAATATGTTATTGGAAACAGTTGTAATCTTTGTATATTGTGGGGCGGAATTAACCGCATTTAACATGGAGTCAGAAATGAGAAACTACAAAACACAATCAGAATATGTCCTGCATTCGTCAGAACTCAGTGTCTTACTGAGCAGAGCAGGGGAATTATTCTCTACACTTCCAAGGGGTCATGCAATAGTGTCTGATGTAAATGGTGGTGAATTTTATGGTATAGAATCAGGTAAGTATTACCCGACCAAATTGTTACTTCGTCTTAACAGATTGATACAGACTGAAGGCAAGTATGATTGGATTCAATGGCATTCAACCTATGATGGTCTATCATATCATGTTGGTCATGTATGCTCAAATGATTACAGATTCATTCACGACATTAGTAGTCTTCCTAAGAGTGCTACAGTTACGCTTGACCCGGTCATAGTCGAAGACCCTGCAATCACCGAAGGTGAAGAAGATGCCGTAGAAAGATACTTTGGGGCTGATGCGAAGGTTAACTGACGAGAGTTCAATACTCGAAACGGGGACTCGTTCCCCGTCTTAACCAAACATGGAGTAAAAAATGAGTAAAAATAATCACCGAAGTTTCACCTGCACATTCTCATCACTGGGCAGTTATCTTACTTACACATTCTACATCAACCTGAGTACAGGTTACTACGAGATTGAATCTCTCTCGGGTGTAGTGAAGGATAGTGGTCATACACTCGGAGAGCCGTCATGGGAATCATCTCAGGGAATTATAGGTGAGTTTGTGTATCAATCTACTAACAATAGTCAAACATGGAGTTCAAAGTGAATAAAGCAAAATACAATCAAATCTGCAAGAGAATCAATGACCGGATTCTGGGCTTTCTGAAGGATGGAATAGTCCCTTGGCAAAAGCCTTGGAGTGGTGGCAAGTTCAATGCACCTCGGTCTGCATCAACTAACAAGGTTTATCGTGGCACTAACCTGAGTTTACTTGGCTGTGCCGGATATGAATCACCTTGGTGGTTAACCTTCGGTCAGGCTAAGAAATTAGGTGGTCAGGTCAAGAAGGGTGAGAAGTCATTTCCTGTGAGTTACTGGAAGTTTTACCCGTCGGAAGACTGTACTGGCTATTATGGTACATCTGGTGGCTGTTCTGGTGGCAGTTGTGGTAAATGCCGTGGTACTGGAACGTATAAACAATTGCCATCTCTCTTCTCATTCAACGTATTCAATGCGAACCAATGTGAAGGTCTTCCAGAGAAGTATTATCCCGTGATTGAAGATGACGACGATGTGAGGGATTTCAGTCCTGTAGCTGCTTGTGAAGAGATAGTCGCTAATTATCCATCCAAGCCAGATGTGTTCCATGACCAGAACGATAGATGCTATTACACTCCTGCGAAGGATGAAGTACACATGGTCAAACCAGAGAAGTTCATCTCTGACGAAGAATACTATTCAACATTCTTCCATGAGTTAGTTCATTCCACTGGTCACAAGAAAAGACTGGCAAGAGAAGGTGTTACTGGTCTGAATTTCTTCGGCTCACATGAGTACAGCAAGGAAGAGTTGGTTGCTGAACTTGGTTCAACTTACTTGTGCGCTATTGCAGGGATTGACAGAAGTTCAGTCATCCAGAACAGCGCAAGTTATATCAAATCATGGTCGTCCAAATTAGCCGAAAATGAAGATTGGATTGTCTGGGCAGGGTCAAGGTCGGCTAAAGCCTGTGACCACATCCTTGGTACTGAATTCGTAGCCAAGAAACCAACCTTGCATAAATCTAAAAACAGCGAAGTATATCTGGTAGGGTAGTATGGTAGATGGGGGAGTTCGAATCTCCCCCTACCCACTGTGACAATTAAGTCACTATCAACACATGGAGTAAAAAATGAGAACATTAATCAAAGCCGTATCAAGAGTAGTGACAGCACAAGCAGGTAGTTGCTGTAGGTGTAGGTTTCCTCTGGAAGATGAGTATGGCAAGTATGAAGGCTATGAATCCCACGATAACTGGGAGCTATGGCATCAAGTTCACGACAACATCAACTTCGAGTATTTCCTGAAGTGTACTGGTTGTGGGTATGAACTGGCAAAACAATACTGGAAGGATTCTGACGGGACGTTTGTGGACTACACTGATGGCATAGCAGATGGATTCTGGAAAACGCCAACAGTAGACTCTCGGAATTTCCCAAAGCGACTTACTGAACGGGAAGAACTCGAAAAGCAACATGGTCAGGTCTGGAATACCAAAGAGCTACAGAAGGACTTTACAGTGCAGGGATTCGCATCACCTTGTGTTTTGGTGACTCGCAAGAGTGACGGAACCAAAGGCACATTGGAGTTCATCCATCAGCCGAGGTTTTACTTCGATTTTGTTGCAGGTTAGTATATATATAATAAGCGCAGTATGGTACTGGTCAGGTTCGATTCCTGCCCTGCGCTCTGTAGCATGGTGCTACTAATTGAAAATAACATGGAGAAATAAAATGAGTACATTCACCACTTATTATAAAATTCCAGAAGGATATTCTATAATAAAAGAATATTATATCGGGAATATAAATGATGCAAAAAAACAAGTGGAAATTTTGAAAAAGGAGTTTCCTAACAATAAAATAAACCGCAGGAATGGTTCAATTTTTGTATTAAACAAGGAGAAATAAAATGAAAATAAGCACAAAAATAAACTGGGTTCCACTGGAGAATCTCAGCGAAAGAAAACCAAATGAAATAAACTGCTGTGATTTCATGCACATGGGCGCAGTGGGTGACATCAACCTGTACAAGAGCATAGCCACCAGACGTTACATCAACATAGATACTGATGGCGGCTACTGGAATTACCATAGAGGCACATACTGGCAGATTGACGAAAGGACTGCGCTCAGGAGAGTGATATGAAGTATAGTAAAAAAGCCAATATGCATACACCTGAATCAAGGCGTTTGAAGTATTGCAAGGGCTGTAGGAGTGTTTGGGAACTTGGTCTCGATGGTACGCAGTTGAAGTACAAACACCTACCTACCTATGGTCTATATAGATTGCAATGTGAATCATGTGATAATGAGTCCTTGCATGGTAACGTAAACAATAGTAAACTAAGTAACCTTAAACATGGAGATTAAAATGAAAAACACAATAAAATCATGGGGACGTAAACTTGCTAATACTTTTGTTCGCAAGGGAACCAACCGAAGAATACATATAACCACTGGTAAACAATTTGGCAGTGTAAACAAGGCGACAGTATTTGTTGCATTCACTAACGATGGTGAGCTTAACATACAGGTGTTAAGGCATCTGGATGATTCTGGTGAAAAGAAATGGGAACAGCTTTTAAGGACTAATCTTAACACTTTTGCTGAAGGTGGTGAGTGATGACTATCTACGAAATCAAAAGACTGACCCAAGATACAGCCCCGTACTTTTTCAGCAGGGACACAATGAGATTCTTTGGTCAGACGCTGAAAGATTTCAGGGTTAAAAAACAGGCTGATGGTCGCTACCGGGTATCTGCATCAAGCGGT